TAGCTATACCAGCAACAGTTGTTACATTACTAGCTACACCAGCAACAGTTGTAATAGCATTTGTAGCTGTTGTGCCATCTTGTATGTCGGCAAGTGTTGCAATATCAGAGGTAACAGTAGCAATTAGTGTTGCATCTGTTTGAGTTGGTCCAGCTTCTGCGTTACCAGTTGTTGCGTTAAATGCAAGGTATCTGCCTTTTCGTGCATCTTTGAGGGGAAGAGTTAAGGTTGCCGTTGCATCTTCATCTGATAGCTTTAGTGATCGACTAATGTCATCTTCTAGTTCTTGCTGTACTGCTGTGATTGTGTCTAGTTCTGTATTCAGACTATCAACCTGAAATGAACCTGAAGTAGGAAAGTCAGTTGTCCTGGCTATTGTAATATCACGAACAATTGTTACATCTGCATTTGTTACTTCATTGCCTGTTGTCATTACAACATTGCCACCACTTGTAGTGCCAGCACCAGTTACAGTGTAATGTGTTGTTAATGTTTTAAGTGTTGAGCCTACAAATACTTTTAAATCAGCATCTTGAAAAATAGGAAAGCCATATGCAAATGTTGATGTCGACGACGATCCTACTGTATATTGGACTCTTGGACTTGTTGCACTAATATCTAATGTCATAATCGCACCCTAATATTCTATTTTATAAACTACAACGCACAAATTAAAATCTACCTCTTGTTGCAAAATCTTCTACTTCACCAGCTAACGTACGAAAACCATATAATGATGATACTGGTGTAAGTCTTAATGCTTTTCTTATTGCTTCATCTGATTGACCACTACCAAATAAATATGCCGTATCAGCTACATCAAATAAATATGATGGTGTTGCACCAGCAAAATCACTAGCTGTTTCTAAACCAGCACCTAATTCAGATGGTGGATTTACTCTATACTTTGGTTGTATTAATGTATCATCTCTATCAAGATTACCCATTCTATGCCTTGCGTGTAATCCCATATAAAATAAATCACTGTATATACCAGTAATACCAGTTTGATCTATTGCTCTTGTAAGCTGATCTTCATAATCCATATTGTTAAAACTTCTTGGATTTTTCATATATAGAGTTAAATAGCCAAGTGCC